ATTGGTGGAAGAACACGTTCTAGAGGATCAAGTTTTTACATTAATTTACTTTCCATCATTCAAGGCGATGGTGCTGGAGTTGTGTTCGAATTTGCCGGCAGTAAAACAAACAACAAGTTTGCTAAAGCACTAAACTCTGCAGGTTTTGGTGTTCAACCACGAGCACTTTTCAAAGGTGTTGACAATAACAAAAAAGATGTTCAGAAAGCAATTAAAGATGCGATAATAAGTGCAGAGATAAAATTCAATTCTGAGAATAAGAGACCTGGATAAATATGGCTGGTATAGGCGCCTTAGTCGCGAACATTGTTACAACATTTGACCCTAAAGGTATTAATAATGCTAAACGCTCAATCCTTGGTTTAACTGATGCTTCTGTTTCTGCTTCAAAGAAACAAAAGATTGCTATGGGTCTTATCGGTGGTGCGTTCGCTGCTGCAGGTGTTGCAGCCGGGGCTTTTGCCATCAAGATTGGTCGAGATGGTGTTCGTGCAGCAATTGATGATCAAAAATCTTTATCAGCCTTAAATAAAACACTTTTAAATCTTGGTTATGGCACAGCAACTGAATCAGTTGACAAATTTATTAACAGTTTGCAGTTTTCAACTGGTGTATCTGATGACGAATTAAGACCAGCGCTTTCAAGGCTTGTAGTTGCCACAGGTGATTTAACTCAAGCACAACAACTTTTAACTTTATCACAGGACATAAGTGCTGGAACCGGTAAAGATTTAGAAAGCGTCACATCGGCCTTATCAAAGGCAGCCTTGGGGCAAACAACTGCTCTTAGCCGTTTAGGTGTTGGTTTAGATAAAACAATTCTTGCCACAGGTGATCTAGATAAAATTCAAAGTGCGTTAAATCAAAAATTCTCAGGTCAAGCACAAGTTGCAGCCAATACTTACGCAGGCCGTTTGCAAATTTTAACTCGTGGAGTGGATGAAGCCAAAGAAGCAATTGGTTATGGTTTATTAGATGCTTTAGATAACGTTTCAGAGGCCATCGGAACTGATGCTTCTGGTTTAGCATCACAAACAGTTACTTTAGGTGAATACTTTGGTGATGTTGCAAGAGGTGCAGGAGAAATCACAGCCAACCTGATCAACGTTGCAGAGGAATCATCTGCTGCAGGTAAAACATTTAGTTGGGCATATTTATTACCAAACACTATTGAATTACTATTTGGTCCTTTAATTGATTTAACTAATTATTTGAATGGTGTTGGTGAGGCAGCCAGAATTGCTGATTATGTTCCAAAATACGGAACTATGCATCAAGCCAGAATTGCTCGTCAAAACAAATTACTTCTTGATCAAATATCAAAAGATGAAGAGACCAGAAAGAACGCTGAAGCCGAAGCAGAAAAGAAAGCAGCCGAAGCAACTAGGGAAAGAGAACGTGCATTAAAAGAATTAGAAGCACAACAGAAACGTGTTAATAAAGTTTCTCAAGACTTTGCAAAATTTATGGCAGGAACTGGACCTGAAACTGTTCAAGGCGCATCAGATTTAGCAACCAAGGCTTTATCAGATATGAAGAACGAATTAGGTAAAACTAAGAACTTAACTGCTGAATCTGTTGACAAGTTTGATGAATTCTCAAACATTATTCAAAGCAATTTCTCAACAGCCTTAAATTTAGCAACAGCACAATTAGATGAAGCCAAGAACGCTTTCACAGATTTTAAGAATTCAATAACAAGTTCTATCACAGGAACTATTAACTTTGCTTCAGCAATTGAAGAAACAGATTTCTTAACAGGGTTGCAAGCACAGGCTTCTAAAGCAATTCAGTTCTCTGACAGGGTAAATAAACTTCTAACACTTGGTTTATCTGAACGTGGTATTCAACAAGTCTTAAGTGCTGGCGCTGATGCTGGAATAGCAATAGCCGATCAAATAATTGCTGGTGGTTCAACTGTTGTTAATAAAGTTAATGAACTTCTAAGTTCAGTTCAAACAGTTGCTGACCAGGTTGGAACTGCTGGAGCACAATTATTTTATGACGCAGGTGTTATACAAGGTCAAAGTTTGGTTGACGGAATCAGGGCTTCTATTGCTAGTGCTGCTGGTGAAATTGCTGGTTTGGCTGCATCCCTTGTTGGTGCAGCAGCCCCAGTGGTTGCCCCGGTTGTAAGTGGTGTTGTTGTTCCACCTAAGAAAACTCCAACTCCACAAATCACACCACCACCTAAGAATCCAATGAGCACAAACAATTTATTTGCTTATTCATACACAAAACCTTTTTATGCACCAGCAGTTAAAAGATTTGCCGATGGTGGAATTGTCACCGGACCTACAAATGCTCTGATTGGTGAAGCCGGACCCGAAGCAGTTATTCCGTTATCAGGTAGCAAAAGTGGTGCCTTAGGTGCAACTTATAACATTGTTGTAAATGCTGGAGTAGGAACAAATGGCGCGCAAGTAGGCCAACAGATTGTTGAAGCAATTAAAAAATATGAAAGAACTTCTGGCCAAGTGTTCGCGAGGGCATAATGTCATTACCTACAAAAAAAGTTGAAATAGGTTTTGATTTATCTACCTCCGGTGCACCATTCTTTACCCTTGATGATCCAACTGCTGGTGTTTTAGATAACACAGAATTCACACTTGGTGGAACCCTTTTCTATGACGTCACAGATTACGCTGTAAGCGTTTCAACTAATCGTGGAAGAAATCGTGAACTAGATCGTTATAACGCTGGACAGTTAGAAGTTTTATTTGATAACACAAACCGAGTCTTTGACCCAGAATATGCAAGTTCCCCTTTCAATGGTCAAATTGTGCCTCATCGTGAAATTCGTATATCTTCAAACGGAACAGCAGTGTTCTATGGATTGATTGACGATTGGAATCTTAACTATGATCCAAGTGGTAACAACACTGCCACTGCTTTAGCATCCGATGGTTTTACTCTTTTAGCAACACAAAACTTGTCAGCGCACACAGCAATTCCAGAACTACCTGGGGCAAGAATTCAATCTGTTTTAGATCGAGCAGAAGTGGGTTGGCCTTTAACGGCACGAAACGTTGACACCGGTGAAGTTCTTTTACAAGGCGATGTTGTTAGTGAGGGAACTAACGCTTTAGGTTATTTGCAAAATGTGGAACAAACAGAGTCAGGTTCTTTATTTATAGCCAAAAATGGTTTTATTACTTTTCAGGATTCTTTGACTGGTCCTTCGTCTTCCACAACAGTTGATTTAACTGATGATGGGACAGGTATCCCTTTCAGTTCAGTTTCAGTTGTTTACGGCTCAGAACTTTTGTATAACAGAATTGTGGTTACTCGTGCAGGTGGCGACCCTCAAACAGTTAACGATACGGACTCACAAAACGCTTACGGAATTTCTTCTCTAAATTTAGATGGATTGCTATTTAATACTGATGCTGACGCTTTATCGTTAGCGCAATATTTATTAGGTCAATATTCTGAACCTGAATACAGGTTTGATTCAATGACGATTCAAATGTCAGAACTATCCACAGCGCAACAGAATCAGTTGCTCACACTTGAATTAACAGATCAGGTGAGAATCAAATTCACACCTAACGGCATTGGTGACCCCATAATCAAATATGCTGAAATCACCGGTATTAATCACAATATTGGGATTCTGCTCCACGAACTTACTTTTAACTTCTCTACCTTGGATTATGCTGCCTTTGTTCTTGATGATCCTACATTTGGTATTTTGGCAGGAAACACCACTTACGATTTGACTTCGGTAACTTACAATCAAAGTGCGATAAACTATGATGGTAATGACTTAGGTTTCTCTAACAGGTTAGGTGCATAGTGGCAATTAGTTTTCCAACGAGTTTAGATAATTTCACTAATCCGTCATCTGGTAACACTCTTGATTCACCATCCCATTCTTTACAGCATTCTGACATAAATGATGCTGTTGAGGCTATGCAACGCAAGGTTGGTGTTGGTACTGCTGTTGCTGGTTCTGCAAGTGCTGGTCAGGTTTTAACTATTAGTGCAGCAGGAACTTCAACTTGGTCAGGACAAGGATTAACTCAAATTATTCCTACTTCTGTTGCAGTTGGTTCAGGCTCAGGTTCAGTAGATGCTAACGGAGCAGTAACTTTTACAGGTGCAAGTTCTATTTCATTAAATGGTGCTTTTACTGCAACTCATCAAAACTATAGAATTGTTGTAGATATAACTGCCTCAAGTAATAATTGTGATTTTGGAATGAAATTTAGAAATGCGGGAAGCGATTTAACTAACGCCTATTATGGTGGATTTATTGGTTTGAATCATTCAGGAACAACAGTTACTTTTGCCTTAAATAATGCCGCAAGTATAAAACTAACTGAATTTAATACTTTCACTAAACAAGCGGGATATGTTGATATTTCTGTAGGTGCTCCATTTCTTACAAGCACAGCGAGCGTTGTGTGGAGTTCTGTCGGTGTTCAAAGTTCAACAGGAACTGGTTTAGGTGGTAGTGGTGGAGTTGGTCACGACACAGCAGGAACAAGAGATGGTTTTAGTTTAATTGCTTCCGCAGGAACAATCGCTGGAATTATAAGAGTATATGGATACAAAAACTAATGCCTAAAGAACCTATTGATATAACACCTGATGATTCAGTTGTACCTGTTTATTTGATTGAAGCAACTGATTCTGAATTGGCTGCACAACAAGCAGAACACGAAGCAATCCAAGAAGCCAAAGAAACTGCTGAAACTGAACGCGCAAGCAAACTAGCCTCAGCCATCACCAAATTAAAAGCACTCGGTCTCACAGAATCTGAAGCCAAAATCATAATCGGTATAGAATAAGAAACAACCTAGGAGAACAATGCCATTCAGAATATTTGCAGCAGGAGAAGTCCTTACAGCAGCGAACGTAAATGATTTCCTCGCTGAACAAACAGTAGCCACCTTTGCAACAACTGCAGCGCGCTCATCAGCCATAGCATCCCCAAATGAGGGACAACTCTCCTACTTACAAGACACAGATCAACTTGCTTATTATGATGGCGCAAACTGGGTCACAGCCCCAGGAGCACGACCACTTCTTATTGCACCTGAAGAACGCGTGAACGTTGCAGCCTCATCAGCAACCGGAACAGTTAACTTAAATACAGCAACAGATTCTGTTACCTATTTCACTGTTAACGCTTCAGCGAACTTCACAGTTAACTTGCGTGGTAACGCTTCCTTGACTATGAATAATGCTCTTGAAACAGGTGAAGCGATCACTTCAGTATTTTTAAACACAACTGGTACAACTGCTTTCTACCCAACTGTTATTCAAGTGGATGGTGGCACAGCAGGTGTTTCAACTCGCTGGCAGGGTGGTGCTGCACCAACAGCAGGTAATGCTTCTTCTATTGATTCTTATTCGTTTACTGTTATTAAGACTGCTGGTTCTGCGTTTACTGTTTTGGCTTCGCAAACCCAGTTCAAATAAAATAAGGAAATTAGTTTATGCCTTTATTAGGAACTTTTGCTGGTGCAGGAGCACGCGCGTTTGGCGCAGGTTCGGGTGCAAAAACTTTACCTAAGTCTGTTGAATTTATTTTGGTTGCTGGTGGTGGTGGTGGTGGAAATATTGGTAACGATACTTGGGGCGCTGGTGGTGGTGGCGCTGGTGGAATGCTTACTTCTTCAAGTTTTGCTGTTACAGCAGGTACTAATTACACAATAACTATTGGTGGTGGCGCTAATTACAATGGCTCTGGAACAAACTCTGTTTTCTCAACTAACACAGCAGTAGGTGGTGGAAACGGCGCAAATGGTAACGCAACCAATGGTGGAAGTGGTGGTTCTGGTGGTGGTGGTTCTGGTGTAAATGGTGCTGGTTCAGGTGGTTCAGGAACTGCTGGTCAAGGAAATAATGGTGCATCAGGAACTGGTAGTGGAAATGAAAACGCAAGAGCAGGTGGCGGTGGTGGTGGTGCTGGTGGCACAGGTTCAGGCGCAAATGGTGGCGCTGGTTCATCAAGATCTATAACAGGAACTTCAACATTTTATGCAGGTGGTGGTGGTGGAAGTTTAACTGGTGGTGGTGGTGGTTCTGGTGGTTCAAGTATTGGTGGTAATGGAATTAAAAGTGGCGCTGCTGGAAATGGTTCTGTAAATACTGGTTCAGGTGGTGGTGGAACAGGTTATGAACCTGGAACTTCTGGTGGTAAAGGTGGTTCTGGAGTGTGTGTAATTGCATATCCGTTAAGCGATTTGCCTTTAACAACAATTAGTGGTGGTTTAACTTACACTATTGATACAACAACAAGAGCAGGATTTAGAGTTTATAGATTTACTGCTGGAACGGGGCCAATAACAATCTAATGGCACATTACGCATTTCTTGACGAAAATAACATTGTTACCGAAGTAATTGTAGGTAAAGATGAAACAGAACTTATAGACGGATTACACCCAGAAATTTGGTATGGCAATTTTAGAAATCAAGTTTGCAAAAGAACTTCTTACAACAATAATTATCGCAAAAATTATGCTGGAATTGGTTACAAATTTGATGAGCAACTAGATGCTTTTATTCCACCAAAACCAGAACAAGGTGAATGGGTTTTAGATGAAACCACTTGTTTATGGGTAGAATCAATTCAAGAAAAGGAAACTAAATGAAACTATCAATCGTAAAAGACGTTGTAATGCGATCAATTGCCTTGTTTTTAACAATGGCACTTCCTGCAATTGGTGCTGGTGCGTTCGCTGGTGTTGAACCAGTCCAATCAGCCTTGATTGCTGGTGCTCTTGGTGTGTCTAAGGTGCTCACAGATTTAGCCAAAGCGTTTTTAGATGATGGACAACTTACAGAAGATGAAGTTGACGCTGTATTTAAACGCGCAAATAAAAAAGGTGAAGGTGGCAAGTAAGAATGGGTTTGCCTATTAAAGACGGAAAGATCACAACTGCGTATAGAAAGAAGGGCAAAATGTGGTCCAAAGGTTATCACACCGGGGTTGACTTTGCAGTTCCTCAAGGCACAGACATTATTGCTGTTGCTAACGGAAAAGTTGCTAATGCTAACTGGGGCAAGGCATACGGCACACATATTGTTCAAAAGGTAGATGGTATTGATGGATGGGTTATTTATGCGCATCTTTCAAAGTCTTTAGTTAAAATTGGTGACGATGTTAAAAAAGGACAACACATTGGGGAATCAGGTAACACAGGTAATTCTTCTGGTCCTCATTTACATTTTGAAGCCAGGAACAATATTCGTTGGTCAGCCGGCCAGGATATTGATCCAAAAGGGATTCTGGAAGCCTAATTGAACAAGCGCACAAAACTGCGCTTACTTTTAATCTTCGTCTTAATTGGTTTTATTATCTCTCCAGCGTTCGCTGATGAGACCACAATCAATTTAGATTCAACAACGCCTTATGTTGATATTCCTATTGAGGCAACAGAGCCAACAACTCTAACTGTTCAAACAATAAACGGAACACCACAAACCAATCCTAGTTTTATTGATTCCTGGATTGAACTTTGGCAAGGTGTAACAAAACTTCGTGCAGATGATGATGGCGCACATTCAGGCACAAATGTTTTGGCTTCTATTATCACAGCACCTATTGATGTCGGTGTTTATTTTATTAGAGCAACTTCTTTTGGTTGGATGGCAAGCAATCAAACACAATTCCCCACAGGAACTTATCTTTTAACTTGGTCTGGTGTCACAACCATTCCAACAGCCACGCCAACACCAACAACAACCCCAGAGCCGACAGTAGAGCCGACTCCCACAAGTGAGCCAACTCCCAGCGCAACACCCGAACCAACAGAAGTTTCACCTACGCCAACCCCAACACAAGAACCAACGCCATCACCAACGCAAGAACCAGTAACAGATAACTCAGATAACGAAGAGATTTCTGTTGAGGTAATTCCAGAGACATTACCAACGCTAGAGCCGACACAGATACCAACGCTAGAACCAGAGATAGTTGAGCAAATAGTAGAACAAGAAACAATTGAAACTCCAATCCTTGAAGTAGAATCTACACCCGAAGAAATACAAGAACTAATAGACACGCAATACATAGAAGAAAACACGATAGAATTAGGTTTACCAACTGCGCTTGAAAACGTTCCAGGTGTTGCAGAAATATTTGCAGCAGCAGAGGCAGTGATTAATGTTGGATCAGATATGACAGAACAACAGCGTGAGGAATCACAAGCAGTTGTTGTTGCATCTATCGTTCTTACACAGATTGCAAGCGTTGCTTCCTTAAGTTCTAATAGAAGGATTAAATAATGAATTGGGTTAAAAAGTATTTAATTGCGTTTGCATCTGACACTTGGACTTATGTTGGATTACTAATTGCCTTTTTTACTTTAGATGGCTCTGCTAAGGTCGTTACAGGTTATTTAATTCTTGGTGGCTTAGTTATTTGGTTGGCTTCCTTGCCTTGGAGAGAAGATTCCTAAATGTGGATTTTAACTGCCGGACAATATGCTGCAGCCCTTTCAGCAATTTTGGCCCTTGTTGGGATTGTTGTTCAGTACGGCATTCTTAAACCACTTAAGTCATACATTGATAAGGCCACGTATCCGATTGCCCCTCACGCTAATGGTGGCAAAAGCCTCCCTGATGTCATTTCCGGAATTGCCCGAATTGAGGCCAAAATGTGCGATTTAGATGATCGTGTGGCGCGCCTAGAAAAGAAACGTCTGCCAAAGTCCTAAATTGTCTGCCTAGCGAGGTATGTTGTTATACGCCACGAGAGAGGACAAATATGGCACTGATTAACCTAAACGATTTACAACGTGAAGCAGATTTAGCCGATATAAACTGCAGCACTTGTTCATCAACCAATTGTGATTGCAACGAGATTGTTGGTGATCCTGATGGGGTTTGATTTATCGCAGTACGAAACTGTGGATGAGCGTTTGCACAAGTGGTTTGAAAAGAATCCAAATGCGCGTGTATACACAGAACTTGTTGCTCATTCTGATCAACAGTTTATTGTTAAAGCGTTTATATTCAAAAACGCTGAAGATCAGTTTCCGATAGCAACTGGTTATGCAGAGGAACGTGTGGGGTCTTCAATGGTGAATAAAACTTCTGCCCTGGAGAACTGTGAAACTTCAGCCCTTGGAAGAGCGCTGAGCAACGCAGCCGTTTCTGCTAAAGGTAAAAGACCAAGTTTGACTGAGATGACTAAAGCCGAACGAGTTACCGGTGAAGCCGTTCACGTTGGTGGACAATCTTTTGCTATGGGTGCAAGTGAGAAGCAGATTGCGTTTTGCAAAACAATATGCACTGATGCTTTCACAAACACTGGTTGGTTGAACAAACCTGAAGGTTTATTGCACGTAACTGAATGGTTAGGCAATAAAAGACACATCACCTCGTTTAATGAGTTGTCGAAGCGTGAGGCTTCACGAATCATTAACGACAAGATGGGAACAACGCAAGGTGTCACGAGCCTTGAGAAGTTCTTGCAATCAAAACATCCTGCTGATCGTGATCCTTGGGAAACACCTAAGGATTAAGAACGAAGGGCTTTGAATGTTAGAAGCACTCCTTTTGGCTCTGTTCGGATTACCAACAGAACCTGTTGTTTCAGATAGAGCCGAAGTTGTGGTTCACGTTTCTAGATCGCGTGATTATGTCCACTACGCAAAAGTGAAGATTCAAAACGAGAAAGAGTTCCAGTGTTTTGATGAGTTGATGCATAAAGAATCAAGTTGGAGAACTAGAGAAAACCCGGAGTTGGCTGATAATCCTAAGTCAAGTGCTTACGGGATTCCACAGGCTTTACCTGGGAACAAAATGGCTGCAGCAGGTTATGACTGGGCCACAAATCCGATCACACAAATCAGATGGGTGATTGATTATTATTTACCGGAGCGATACGAGGGTAGCCCTTGTAAGGCTTTGGAACATCACAAAAGGAAGGGGTGGTATTAATGGTTGATTTGATAATGATGCTTTTCTTTGCCGGAATGATGACAGCGTTCCTTTTTGTTTTTGTAGTGATTGCGCTTTATGCAGTATCGGCAACACTCAAGGATATTGACCCAGCAGATGAACCAAAGAATGAACGAATTGTTAGGTAGCATTAAGTTACCTGCGAAAGGGGCCAAGTGAGTTTAAAAGAGGCATTAGGTAGTGAAAAGATTTTAAGAACAAATGTTTGCACTGTTCAAACGTTGCTGTCGAAGTTAGATAAAGATGATCAGGATGCTTTAGTTAAGGCGTTAGTTGATTCTGCTGTTCCTTCAACTTTTATTGCCAGGGCTTTAAAAAAAGAAGGCTTTGATGTTCAAGGTCAAAGTTTGGCTAGACATAGAAGAGGAGAGTGTCGTTGTGGCGCTTAACGAATCTTTGAACGATGAAATTCTTGACCAAGATTTAAATAAACAGAAGAAACCTTATGCCGAGATTGGTTTAGATGGTGGAGAGATTTACACCGGGGTTTTGGACTCACCAATATCTGATGATTGGTCACCAATACTTCGCTCGTTTGGTTTAGACCCTGAAGTTTTTGAAGTTGTGGGCGATCAGGTCAAAATGTCGAAGTGGCAACAATCAAAAAGAACTGAGTCGGGTGATCGAGATATTGTGTGGCTCTATTCGTACAAGGCTGTGTTTAGAAGAAAACTTGGTCCAACTGTTAGCCCAGAAGACGTACAAGATTTAAGAAAACTTGTACAAACCTGGAAACCATCCAAACCTGTTGTCAAAGAAACGAAAGAACCTGCCACGTCGTTCGTTGTTAACTGGGCCGATTGGCAACTATACAAATCACAAGGTGGTGGCGTTGATGCAACAATTCAACGTGTTCTTGAATCGTTTGACAAAACTGTTGCAAGATTTAAAGAATTACAAAAGGCTGGAAGAAATATTGAACAGATTGTTTTAACTAATATGGGTGATCCAATTGAGGGCTGCACAGGTCACTACGCTTCACAAGAGTTTTCTGTCCAAGGGACTCAACGCCAACAACTCCTTTTGGCGTTGGATCTGTGGTCTTTAGGTGTTAGGACTCTGGCGAGCCTTGCACCTAAAGCCATCTTCATTTCAACTTTAAGTAATCATGGTGAGTGGCAAAGAAGAAACGGAAAGCAGTTCACAACTGATTCAGATTCTGCTGACGGCTTCTTGGCCGACACTTTAAAAAGAATCTTTGAAGGCACAGACTTTATTAACGACTGGGTTATTCCACATGATGAAATGTGTATACAAAAAGAACTTAGTGGTGTTCAGGTTGCGTTCACTCATGGTCATAAGATGACTGGAAAAGAAATTGATTGGTTGCGTGGACAATCAATTAAGTTGTTGCGTGATTATGGCAAGGAACCAAAGTTGTGGGTGACGGCTCATAAACATCATGTCAAAGTTGATGACATGGGAATGTGGTGGCGTTTTCAATGTCCGAGTCTTGATGGGGGTTCAACTTGGTTTGAAAATTCGGCAGGCATGTGGAGTACGCCTGGAACTTTAACTTTCCTTGTTGGTTTGCATAACAAAAACTATTGGTCAGATATGGCTGTGTTATGACCAAGGATGAATTGGCCAAGGCGATTGCTCACACGATTGCTAATGTTGAATCCAGGATTTTAAATATTGGTGCTCAACAATATGATCAGGGAACAAGGCAGAAGATTGAATCTAAATCTATTACACAAGTTTTAGATGAGGCCTTAGAAGAAGTAGATGACCTTTTGGCCTATATTAGTTTTACAAGAATTCGGGTGGCGCGTCTGCGTGCGCGTCTATCCGAACATGATCCAGCCAATTAGGTCGCCTCTACCTATTGGCTGAAGATGCGCACCCCTGGGTCTCCCTACCTAGGGGTTGCGCTTTTTAGGGCCTAATTTTGCCCTTATTTTGGCTTTATGGGCCTATTGCCCCTGGAAAGAATTATGCCCCCAGGTACTTGCTTTTGTATGACAAACCTATATTGTTATACATAAGGGCCAAGGGGGTCCGGCAAACAGAAAGAGGCGCAAGATGATTAAAGAACTAACCTGGGTTGAGGAATACAACGAGAAATACCCATCAATCCCAATGATGCAAGTTGAAGTTGGAATGGTTGCAACTTATTACATCGGATCAGATTCATACGCAGACATCGTGACAAACGTTGTTAGATTTAAATCCGGTGCAAGAGCAGGGCAAATCAATTACATAGAAACAACACACGAAGTAAATGGTATTAAAACAAGATTTCATGCAAAAGAAAGACCTTGTTATAGCAGCACACACGAAAGAACAGAATCAAAGCCGGAACAATGTGTGAACTGCAACCGACACCAAAAAGGAATTTACGATTATGTTTCACGCAGTTGGAGTGGCCAAGTGCAAGTTGGTTACGCAAAAGAATACAGAGATCCACACTTTTAAATAAAAGATTGAGGGCTGGCGTAAAAACCAGCCCTCCTTAAAAAGAAAGGAAGCAATGGAAACAAAAGATGAAAAGTTAAATCTTTTAAGAGATCTTGCTAAAGATATTTGGCATGATCTTTCAACAGAAGCATTGGTTGGGATTCTCTCAACTTTAATAACAGAAGAACAATTAGATGTGCTAATTGAACACTTAAAACAGGAAGCAGAAGATGTCAAAGGAAACAACTAACAAAGAAAACATGATTGCTCTTAGGTTAAACGCTGAGCAAATGTTGGAAGTTAAAAGATGGGCAAAGCAACACAACGCAAGTGTTTCACAAGTTATAAGAAGCGCTATTGAGATGATGACAGGAGCAAAAGGATGACAACTGATTTAAAGAAAAGAAAAGCAGCAGAAACATTAGTTAGATATTCGTGGATGCGCGATCACGATGGTTTCAAAGGAACCGATTGTGAGATTGGTGTTGTTAACTGGGAAACAATAAACAATCAAGAGTGGTCATTTGAACAACAAGTTCTTGTGGAAGTTTTTAAGTTCTTGTTAGGTGTTGAATCAAATGCTTCACTTGATGACTTGCTTGCACTTTCACCAGTTGATCGCCAAGCAGCAGTGATGGCAATCCAAGCAAGGTTTTCAATGAATGATCTAGAAGAGAACCTGGTTTAAATATGGAATGTCCACATGGGGAACCAAGAGGCGAAATATATTGTCCTTTTTGTAGACGTGAAAAGGGTTTAGTTTTTAAACCTAGAAAACCTGTGGAGTCAAATAGTGTCAGGGTGGGTAGAAACCATCCTGATACTTCTCAACGGGCTGCAAAGAAAGCCGAACCGAAGTCTGGGACGAAGAAGAAAGTTATTTACGATTTGATTGTGGATTCTGGGATGTTTGGAATGTGTGATCATGAGATTGAAAAGGCTTTAGGTTGGACTCATCAAACAGCATCAGCATCTCGTAATACATTGATGAATGATGGTTGGGTGATTGATTCTGGACATAGGCGCGCCACTGATCAAGGTAATGACGCAATCGCGTGGATTGCTGTGCTATAACTTATGACTGGTGACAGAGGCCTTTCTCTGGCTCGACTGACCCTCGAGTAAATCTGCGTTAGATGCAGATGTGTTTTCTATTTGGTTTTAATAGACGAGCAGATCTATTCGTTACTCTGCGAGATTTGATTAGAACATTAATACGGGTTGCCTGATGTTGGTGGAGGCCTTTTCAGATCATATGGCGCAATCGTGGTTGTAAGGCCACCCATCCGACTCCTTTCCCATACTGGGCCTGGAACTTGGGGATGGTGCTTCTGTGGCCATCCTCTGCCTTTTCTCCCTCCTGAACCTGAAGGCTTCGAACAGGTGTTCGATTATTACGATTTGATAACAATATTGGAATGTCCGATTTTAGACTTGAGATGTATAACAAATAATGGCATGCTTGAAATGTGAGGTTGAGAGGCAACCAAACAAGGAGGCAAGAAAATGAACTACGAAACTTACCAAAGTATCGGAAACGCAGTGAGTTCTGATTCAGACGCAGTAGGAGTTTTAATGGATGAAGGAACTATCGCAAAAGTTACTTCTCCAAGTGAGAACGATCTTGCTTTAGCAATCGAATGGATTGCTACTTATCAAGTAGGAGACGACTTGGAAACTGCACAAAAATTTGCCAATGTCATTGCTTTTCTTGATTTAACAATTCAATCAAAAAATAATAGAAAAGTTTTGGCTGAAGCAAAACGTCAATATGCTGCAAGTCACGGAATTAAAGTAAGTCAAGTAAAAATCAAAAAGGGAGGCAAATAATGAGATCAGGTTTTATTGAAGGCATTTGTGATGAGTGCAAGAAAGTTGGTCCTTATAACGATGTGAGGGCTTGGTCATTAAAAGACTACGGATTGTTAGTGACAAGAAATATGAGAGAGTTTGCTTTCTGCTCAGTAAATTGTGGACAATCTTTTGAAGACAGAATGTGGCACGAAAGATTGGGTGGAGGTAAATAATGATGAAAGTTCAAGAGGCTGTTGAGTTGGCTTTATGGCTCGCTGTGACTGCTGAGAAAACAAAAGATGCTCAACGATGCATCCAGATTGCTGAGGAACTATCCCAGCAGTTAACTAAAGCCGAAGTTGCTCAAGCGAAAGCAAATGTTGAAAAGAAGTTAGGAAACCATAATGATTGCTGACAACTATTTGGACCTTGGTTGGAGTGTGCTTCCTGTGCGCTCTAAAGCCAAGGAACCGGCAACGTGGCTTGTTAAACGAGGTCACCTCGATGCTTCTAATGATCCGTTTCAGGTTGCTGAGTGGTTTAAGAACGAGAAGTTGAACGTTGGGATTGCTTGTGAACTTTCCGGGCTTCTGGTTTTAGATTTTGATTACAGAAATATGAACCAGCATTCTTGGGAAGTTGCAAAGGAAGTGTGGTGTGAAACTATGGCTGTGATGACCGGTGATGGTGTTCATCTTTATTTCACAGCCCCACAAGGTTTAAATATGCCAGGCAAACTTGCTGACGGAATAGATATTAAATACAAGGGTTACGTTGTTGGCGCGCCAAGCATTCATCCTTCCGGCAAAAGATACGAATGGAATGGCAAACTACCTGTTGAGTATCCTGCTCAACTTATTAAAAAGAAAGAGGCAAAGCAATGAAGATAAGTAAAGATGGGGAATACGTGGTTGTTCCGGTTCCTGTTAGGGATTTGCAATCTATGGCACGATTTATTGCTCATGGGGTTGTTGCGAATCAGAATCGTGTTATTGATCTGTCGCATGAGATTGTTTCAGGTGATTTATCAAAGCAGGATGAGTTGGTTGAGAAATACATTTATGCGTTGGGAATTGAGAATTGGGTTTTGATTTATTCGGGTCCTGAAGCGTTGGAACTTTGTGACGAGTTGGCTGAGAAGATTTATGAGGACAAACCTGAAGTTCCAGGATTGCTGTACAAGATTTGTGTTCACTGTCATAAATCTTATGCAGGGAAATGTGAGTGCCCAGGTTTCAAACGATCACAGTTAAAGGTGGTGAAATAAATGACTGCTTACGACTTTATTGTTTACGGCACTTGGTTGTTTCTTTTAACACTTCCTTGGACTATTCATAAACTTCCTGGGAGAAACAAATGATTACAAGAAAGAATGAAGATGGTTCGGTGACCTTTGTTTTTGAATCTTGGGATGAGTTGGTTAAGTCTGAACCCACTTGGGAACCTGATGCTGATCTGCGAGCAAAGGATCGCGCTGATGAAAGAATATGGGGTTATTGATGGAAGCAGTACAAATAAGTAGTTTTGGTCAGAATATATATTTGTCTGATGGGTCTTTAAGGCCTGAAGTATCAAAGAAAGTATTTTGCTACTTCTGTCACAAAATAGTAGGTCGTCAAATAAATTGCAGCACCGAGGGCACGACAA